AAAAGAAAAAGTGTGACATATTTATCTTAAAAGGTAAAAAGTGAAAATCTTAATAACAGAGAAACAATTAAAAAGGTTATCCGAAGCAAATACGCTTTTGGATAACCTTAATAATATGATAGACCCCAATAAGTTTTCATATGAATATGGGTGGAAGGATTCAATTATTATACCACACCAAGTCTTTATGGAGGGTAGTATAGAAGATGAAGACATTACCGTTCACGTAAATATTGGTAAAGTAATATATGAAGGACAAGACGTAACCAATTTTGCAAACAATTATGTTTTTTGGTCGGGTGAAGGTGATGATAGTGAATTGGCTTATAAATATAAAATGTTTATCGTAGATAAAATAAACAATTTACTAAGAGTTACACCAATTAAAATAACTGAGTGGGACGTTCATTTAGGAATCTAAGATATTTATAAAATAAAAAGACATGAAAATATTAGGTCCAAACGATACAGGTAAAGGTATATTGATTGAATGGGACGCAGGTTTCATTAATCCAAACGATAGAAGAAACGCCGAAGTTATTAAAGAATCTTACGGACAATTAGACCATTCAAAACCATTTGAATTTTATGCTGTCCTACAAAAATATGATACACCAAATAGAAACGGTCGTATCTACCCTGAAAAAATATTAAGAAGAGAAGCTGAGAAATATTCTCAAGCTATCGATAAAGGTTTATCTATCTCAGAACTTAATCACCCTGAATCATCATTGATTGATTTGGACCGTGTATCACACCTTATCACTGATATGTGGTGGGAAGGTAATGTATTAATGGGTAAGATTAAACTATTAACTTCACCAGGTTTCCATCAAGGTGGTGTTGTTTCGTGTCCTGGTGACCAAGCAGCAAACCTTATGAGACAAGGTGTGACTATGGGTGTTTCATCTCGTGGTGTAGGTTCCTTAGTAAAGAAGGGTGAACGTAATGAAGTTCAAGAAGATTTTGAATTAATTTGTTTTGACCTTGTATCATCACCGTCAACACCAGGTGCATACTTATTCTTAAATAAAGATGACCGTATGAAGTATGACGAGAACATCGAAGAAGAAACTAAACAAAGAAGTGGTTCTACAGAATCTTCAGGTGGTTTAGACAAATCACTTGACTTAATGAAAAAATTAACCGATTATTTAGGGTATTAAATTTTATCATTATGGACGAAAAATATTTTGTAGCAAAAATCAGTTATGACTTACCTGACGAGAACTCAGGAAAAATTAAGAAAATCAGAGAAGAGAAATTAGTTAAAGGTATAAACGTTACTGACGTTGAGGCTAAGGTTACTAAAAACTTTGAAGGTTTCCCACACGATTGGAGAATCACCGCGTGTGTTGAAAGTAAAATTGACGAGGTATTTGAATAATATCTTCTCTTTATCAGATAATTTTAAGAATCGGGTTAAAACCCGATTTTTTTTTGCCTAATGTTAATAAAAAAGTGTTTTTTTTAATATCGGCATATTTATTAAGAAAACTACATAATAAACTTTTGCAATAAAATTAAAACAATGGCAGAAAAAAAACAAAACTTAGTTGAAGAGGCACTACTACAAATGAAGAATTTGGAGGAAGCCGTAACGGAGAATGCAAAAGGAATACTTGCTTCTACTATGAAGGAAGAAATCAGTGAATTAGTAAAAGAATCTCTATCTGAAGAAGATATTGAAGAGGTTGAAATGGAAGAATCTGCAGCAGAAAAACTGGAAGGCGAAGAAATTGAAGAAGGTGAGGACAAAATGGACCACGAAGTGAAAGAACAAGAAGAGCTTGACATGATGGATGTTGAAGATGAAGTAGAAGATGAAATGGAAGACGAAATGGACGACATGGAAGACATGGACGATATGGAAGGTGAAATGGATTCTGATGAAATGTTAAGTATGATGGATTTACCAGGTGACGACATGGAAGTAGACGATGAAGAAGAAATTCTTTTACCTCTTGACCTAACTGACGCTTCTGATGAGGAAGTCCTTAAGGTTTTCAAGGCTATGGGTGAAGAAGACGGTATTGTGGTAACACAAGACGGTGATGAGATTCACTTAAAAGACGAGGAAGCTGATGTTGAATATCAAATTCAAACAGAGGGTGACGAAAAAGAAGAAGAAGTAATCGCTGACGAAGAAAAAATGGAAGGCGAATACAAAGAAGGTTATGAAATGGAAGAAGAAGACGAAGTTGTTTATGAAATCGAACTTGGTGAAGAAGACGAAATGGATGATGAATCTGACGAAGAGGAATCTGAAGAGGAAATGAAAGAAGGTAAGTACGGTATGAACAAAGGTGATAAATACCACAGAAAAGATGTGGGTGGTCACGAAGTTGAAGACGGTAAGTACGGAGCATTTGAATCTGAAATGGAAGAAGGTGAAGAAATTGAAGGTGAACACAAAGAATCTTCTGTTGTTTCTAACGTTAATGGTCGTGCAACTAATAAGAAACCTCAAAATTTCTCTAACTCTTTAAAGAGACCAGCACAAAGAAATGAGGCACTTGAAAAAGAGGTTGCTCAGTTAAGAGAAAAGAATGAAGAGTACCGTAAGGCACTTAACATCTTTAAGGAAAAACTTAATGAAGTTGCAGTTTTCAATTCAAACTTAGCATATGCTACTCGACTGTTCACTGAGCATTCGACAACAAAGCAAGAAAAAATAAACATTTTAAGACGTTTTGACTCGGCAGAAACAATTAAAGAGTCTAAAGGTCTTTACAAGATTATCAAAGAAGATTTAGATAGTAAGGAAAATACTACAGTAGTTACTGAATCAGTATCAGCTAAAGTACAGAAATCACCATCTAAAGGTTCTGCGACAAATCTTATTGAAAGTAAAACTTATGAAAATCCGCAGTTCTTAAGAATGAAGGATTTAATGGGTAAATTACAAAAATAAAAATTAAATTAAAAAATACTCAAAATGGGAGCATTATTAGAATCAGGTCTTGTTGGTAACATCGGTTTAAAACACTTGAAAGTTATCAAAGAAGACACAATCAACAAATGGGACAAATTAGGATTCTTAGAAGGTCTTAATGGTCACATCAAAGAGAACATGGCACAATTGTATGAAAACCAAGCTTCTCACTTAATCAACGAAGCATCTGCTTCAGATAACTCAGGTTCATTTGAAACAGTTGTTTTCCCTATCATTAGAAGAGTTTTCTCTAAACTTCTTGCTAACGATATCGTATCTGTACAAGCAATGAACTTACCAATCGGTAAATTGTTCTACTTCGTACCTAAAATTCAAGGAGCAGAAACTGTTAACGGTTTAACAGGTCACTATCAACCTTACGGTGCACCAGGTAACACAGGTGGTACTGAAGCTGGTTACAGTGCATCTGATAAAAACTTGTACGACCGTTTCTACGAAGGTGCTGAACCAAACGAAGACCCAGCAGGTTTATTCGATTACTCTAAAGGAGCGTACTCAGCAATTACAGCATCTTTACAAGCTGTTAAATGGAGTGGTTCTGAATTGGTAAACGCTAGTTTAGCTACTGATTATACAGGTAACGTTAAGAGTGTACTTGTTAAATTAACAGGTTTCCAAGGTGACGGTGCTGGTAAATTAATCGGACCTAACGGTAACGAAATGGATACTGAAGAGTTCTTATCTTCATTACAAGTATGGTATACAGGTTCTACTTCTAACACTAAGTTAAACTTTAACGTAGTAACTCAGAAGTACGGTAAAGGTATCGTACAGTACGGTTCTGAAGCAACTACATCTTTCCCAGGTGGTAAGTATGATGATATCTGTAACGCTGCAGGTGAAATCTACTTAGATATTGATACATCTGAACCAGCAGCTATCGGTTCTAACTCATTAGACGGATATGTTGGTACTGTAGTTACAGGTTTAACATTCCAAGCTGGTTACAGAATCTACAAAGACTTAGAATTTGAAGATAGAATCGGTGAGGTATCTTTCGACCTTGAAGCGGTTACTGTTTCTGTAACAGAAAGAAAATTAAGAGCACAATGGTCTCCAGAACTTGCACAAGACGTTTCTGCATTCCACAACATCGACGCTGAAGCTGAATTGACAGCTTTATTGTCTGAGCAAGTGGCAGCAGAAATCGACCGTGAAATCTTAAGAGACTTGAGAAAAGGTGCAGCTTGGACATTACGTTGGGACTACAACGGATGGAAGAGAGTATCTAACGGTTCAGTTAACTACAACCAAAAAGACTGGAACCAAACGTTAATCACTGCGATTAACCAAATCTCAGCTCAAATTCACAAATCAACTCTTAGAGGTGGTGCTAACTGGATTGTAGTTTCTTCTGAAATTTCTGCAATCTTTGATGACTTGGA